ATATTTATTAGAGAAATCTTTAATGTATGGCTTTATACAGAATCTTATTTCCCTGGAAATCATAAATTAACTGATAAAAATAATTTAATTATCGTCTTAAAACATTTTACAAATAATGAAGTGAATAGATTAAGATTAAGTATGTTTAAACAATTGTATAAAAATGTATATATAAAATCATTTAATACAAATAGTGATAGAAGATTTATTTATAAAACGGTTCATTTAGATAATACCAGTAGATTTTTACATACTGAAAATTTAATGAAAACAAATTATTGGATTACAAATAGACCAGGACAAAATCCTTATTTAAAATCTTTAATTACTATTGCTAAAAAATCATTAGGTATTTTTAATATAAATACTGCTAATAAAATAGGATTTTTATATAGACCAAAACATAAATGTGTCTATGATAATAACATTTATATGAAAGAAGATGTAAAAACTGAAATGGATCATGTATATTATTTATTAAAAGATAAATTAAAAAATTTAGAAAAAGGAACCGATTTAAGTCGTTATTATGAACCATATAATATAGATAATAAAACAATAGAAGATATTAGTCGTTTTATAAAAGATAAGAAAATTATAATATCAGTACATTGTTCTGATTTAATAAACTTATGTTTATTACCTTATAATGCTACTATTATAGAGATAACATCTTCTAAACATTGGTATTGCGACCCTTTATGTAAAGACCATTTAAGTGGTAATAAAAAATATAATGAAGATTGTAATAATAGGAGTTATGTTATTAATAAAGATTTTTCTGCTTGTGGCGGTATTATTAATAATGTATCTGGTGTATCTGGAGTATCTGGTACTACTACTATTAAACCAATAATAAATGAGTTTTATAATGTAGAAAACTCAGAACTCTATTATAATAAGGCGGTTTATCATAATTTAGCATTATTATGTTGTAAAAATTGGATTGAATTTCAAATTGATAATGGAAAAGATTATAAAAATAATGAAATTGATGAATTTTATATTGATACAGATAAATTAGTTGAAGTTATTAGAGATGTTTATGTAAAGTAAAAAATGATTTATTATTATTTATTATTATCTATTATTATCTATTATTATCTATTATTAAACAAAATCAAATGTTTTAATCCATTCTTTGTATTTAGGTATTATCATATTATCTATTTTTTTTTCATCTAAAAAATTATTACATTTTAATATTTTATTGGTTTCTTCATATTTATTTTCTAATTCATCTTCACCTAAATTTTTATAACACGTTAATAATAAATTTTGTTTTTCAATTGCTAATATATTAATATTACTCATACTTTCTAAGAAATTATTAATTTGACTTATAAATGTCTCTGGAATATGCTCTTTTTCAATAATACAACTATTTAATGTAAATTGACTTAAAATAGACATTAAATTTTTTAAGTGTTCTTCCTCAATACCTTTAAAACCTTTACCAATAACATAAAATTCTCCATTGTTAGGATTACTTGTATTTGGTTTATAAAGACTTATTGAATCAAAAACACTATAATACATATAGAGATAACCAATAAAAAAACTACTGGATTCTACAGTAGTATGAATACTATCACTACTATTACCTACATCATTAATATTTTTATAAGGTATATAATGTTTTACACAACAATTACCATCTATACTACTACAAGACATAACAGTAAGAAGTTGAGCTAAATCTAATTTTTGTATGTATAATGAGTTCATATTTAAAGATATACTACCATCACTAATAATTAAGTCTAATTTATTACTATTACTACTATTTTCTTCCAACCACTGTTTTTTTACAGTATTCATAATAGATTTAATATTATTAACATTAGTGATATCACCAGTATTATCTGAACCCCAGAGCCACTTGTCATAATTGTCTTTAATTAAACCATAATTATCAGAAAAAACATTACCAAATTTTTTAGAATATTTAGTTCTGGTATCATAGTTATATGGATTAAGAGAATTTGCCATCCAGTCATAATTATTCATATTAGCAGATAATTTTTCACAATTTTGTTCTACCCAATATCTAGTACATACAATCATTTGTCCTGGTGCTTCACATAAATGTAAGACTTTAAATTTACTTGCGTTATGAGATATTAATTTAAATGTATCTAATATTTCCCATAATTTTAAAAATGAGTTATTTATTTTAATAGGTAATTTATCAAATTTATTATTAGTGAGTTCTTTATTATTAATATAATCAGATAATCCTGATGAAAATTCATCAATCGTATGTTGAAGACTTTTAGGTGTTTTTTTTAAGTATTTTTCAAAATTAACATCTTCTAATAATTTATTTTTAACTTGATGTGCTATTTTAATTTTAGCATAATAATCATTTAAATTATCAAAGTCATATCTTTTTTTTATTGTTTTAGATGATTTAAAATGTGATAATGCTGATTTAGATAGCATTTTAGACATTCTATCTGTATAATGTATTAATTTTTGATTAACTGGTGTATCTAATGAATAGAAATGGTCTATTATTTCATCTTTTTTCTTTAAAAGAACTTTAAGAGCATGTTTATTATAGGGTAACTTATTGTGTTCAAACATTGCTATGAGTTTAGTTAAATTAGTAATATCTTTTTGTAGGATGGCTTCTTTCTTAACAATGAGATTACCATTTCTATCTTTGGTAGTAGCATTTAGGATTAGATTATTAACCATTTCAAAATAACCTATGAAGATGCCTTCTAATTTGTTTGCTAGAACGGATACTTTAAATTGTAGATTGCTATCTTTCATAATTTTATCTAATTCTGGTATATTTATATCTTCAATGTAATAGATTGGTTTGATGTTTGATTTATTATGTGATGTTGATTTACGAGTTAGTGATGAGGTTTGTGATGATGAATGTAATGACTGTAATGATGACGATGATGAATGTTTTTTTGTTAATTTATATTGTTTGTTTTTATATGTATTGTAATTATCAGTTTTATTATAGAAGAGTGAATGATTAGGATATTTGTCTGTATAATCATCATAATAATCTAATACATCACAAATAGCATAATTATATTCTATACTTTCAATTGCACTATCTAATAATTTATTAATTAAATCATTAGATATATTATCTTTGTATCCAGAACAATTTATATAATACTCTGGAACACCAATGAGTAAATTTTGATTGATATCATTATCTATTATTTCTATATTTTTAAATCCATAAGATAATAGTGATAATATTTTTTTAATTATAGGAATATTAACATTTATTATTGTCCAGAATAGTAATAATGTACCATCTTTTTCTAAAAGTTTTAATGACATTCCAATTGTAGAAATTATATTTGCAATTTCTAAGGACATTTTATAACTTGCAGTTAAACCTAAACCTAAAATATATCCTATATGACAACTTATTGTATTATATTTTTTAATTATTTTATCATTTTTTAAATTATTCAAATAATTGATATACAGATTATATTCAAGTAATATGTTTAAAATACTAATAATTTTTTTATTTTTTTTTAATAAATTTAAATTATTAGTATATTCTTTTACATACTTTTGTGGCAAATTTGCGTCATAAAATAAAATTATATCAATATTATCTTTTTTACTATAATTATAAATATTACTAATTACTGATGATATTTTTGTTATAATTAAATATGATTTATATTTATTATATTTATTAATTATATTATGATGATAATTTAATGCAGGCATATCACTATAATGTTTACGTAATATAATTTTATTATAAGATTGTTCAAAAAAAGAATATTTAAATTTAAAATTACATAATAAATTATTAATATTATCTTTTGATAATATAAAATTACATAATATATTTTGATTTATTATGTTAAATTTATTATAATTATACTTAAATAAATATTTATATTTTAAATAATATTTATCATTTAAAATATTTATCATTTTTAATTTAATATATATGAATATTATAAATTTATTTTTAATATCCTTTTATTAAATAAATATTTATATTTTAAATAATATTTATCATTTAAAATATTTATCATTTTTTATTTAATATATATGAATATTATAAATTTATTTTTAATATCCTTTTATTAAACAAAAATTAGTTTCATTATAATAGTTAATATTTATACTTAAATTATTTAGTATTTCATCTATAAATATATCTTTTATTATAAATGAACCAAATTCATTATCATTATATATTCTATTATAATTTACATTATGGTTTATATCTTGTTTTTTTACTATATGAAAATGTAAACAATAAAATATTGTTGTAATAGTAGCATGTAAAAAACATATACAATTATAACTATCATATTTTTTTTTAAAAGCATTTAACATATCTAAACTACTACCATCTAAATCCATAAAATTACCAATATATTTATTATTTTTATTTTTTGAATATTTATTAGGAACTATATATACAGTTATTTTATTAGCACTATCATCAAGCGATTCAATAAAATCATATCCACATCCTTCTAAATCATAAAAAATACAATTAATTTTAATATCTGGACACTTTTGTGTTATACAATTCCAAAAATTTGATGCGTCTTCTTCATATGATAACTCTTTACAATTTTTTTGTAGTTTATTATCTAAATATAATTTTAATCCTTCATTATAAGTATTACTATCTAAAAAACTTTGAACTAATATTGGTTTTTGATTTGTTGTATTATATAAATTATATATATTTTTCATTACTAATCCTACATATCCTTCTAGTAAAGTTTTATCTATTAAATCTGTATCATAATAATATGAAGTATCTATATCACCTATATTAGTATTATATTTCATATTATTATATAATCTTTTCATAATAATAGGATTATATGAAAAACATAATTTTATATCTTTATCATTTAATTTTTGATTTTTAATAACTTTAAATAATTTAAGTTCATCATTTTTATTAAATGATATTGTATTACTAAATAAATCATTATTCAATAAATAATGTAAATTTTTTATAATTAAATCAATATTACTACTCATAGTTGATGTAATTACTAATTTATAAAATTCATTATTATATTTATAAATAATTGTATATTCTTGTATACTACTTTTAAACATTAAAATTATAATCATCCCTAATATAATTTTATTAGTTAATTTAATTTGTAATGTAATTAAAACTAAATTATTACTTATAGTATTTGATGTATTTACTATTTTATAATAATTTTTATGTTGTTGTGTTAACCTTTTATTAGTTTTAGATTGTATTTTTTTATTTTTGATTTGTTCATATAAACAAAAAACATAATCACTTCTTGATTTATTAAATAAAGATAAACAATCTTGTCTTTCTATAAAGATATTATTTTTTAAGTTATTAGTATTTGATATATCTATTTTTAGACTTAATTTATATTCTCTTATATCATATATTAATTTTAAAATTTTCCAATATGGTTTTAATTTTTTTGATAATATTCCACAATTATATATTAATTCTTCTAATGTAATACTATTTTTATAAGTATGTGCTTTATTTGATAAATTACTCATAGTATTAGTAAATTGTGTTTCTATGTAAAAAATTTTTCCAAAAATATATCTTGAATAATATAATTTATATTGATTTTCATATGAATTTTTTTTAATATATTCATCATGAGATAAAATATCAAATATATATGACAAATTATGTTTAATTAATATTTCTATTTGTTCTAATATAGGTTTATATTCAGGTAATAATTCTTTTATATTAAATATAAATGGTGTTAATATTTCTTTTTTATTTTTATCCATATTTTTTTTTAAAACTAAAAATACATATTTAATTTGTTTTATAATTTTTGACATATATTGTTTTGCAAGTTTATTATAATAAATTTTAAAATTATTTTTAAATATTGCAATTTTTGTCTCAAATTCATTAGGTGTTGTATAAATAGATTTGTATGTTTGTTCTAAATATTGTATTACTTTTTCTCGAGGTTTTAGATATAATTCAAATAAATTAGTTGTATCATTTGTATTTAATTTATTATCTTTTTTAAAAAAATTAAATAATTCCATAAATAATTTACAATTATTATCTCTCTGATCTTTATAAACTTTATCAAATTCTTTTTTCATATTTTCATCTTGCCAAAAATTTAATATAATTTCTTTCATTTTTTCTTCAGGATATCCACATATTACATATGTTTCGCCATCACCTCCATTTTCAACTTTATTTTCAAATTCATCTACAATAACATATTTTTCATCTAATCCTGATAAATCACAATCGTAATCTTCTTCTATTTTAGTTTTTAATTCTTGTGCTGTTAAACTATTATCTTCTGTTTTAATTTTTAAATATTTTTCTAACCACAAACTATTTTTCATAGCCCAACTAATATCTTCTGTAATTACATTTTTATTACTACCATCACCATCTTCTTCAATATTAACATATGCTCTATATTTAACTTGTTCTTCTATTTTTTGTTTGAGTTTTGCTTTTTCATCACTAGATATTTCTATATCACTTAATAATATTCTCATTTCATCTTGTTTTTTTATAAATAATGCTTCATTAGTCATCTTTACATCTCCTTTTTTTGTAGGTTTTGAATTTTCTAAATTTGTAATTTCATCGTTATTTTTTATTTTATCTAATTTACTTATTTTCACATCAATAGTTTCTATTTCACTATCAAATGTAGATTGTTCTATATGTCTTCCATCCGTTGTTTCTATTAAATCAAATAGTTTATCTTTTTCTTCAAATTCTTGTTCATAAACACTAATCCAAGTGGCATTTTTTCTACTAGAATAACTAAACCCAGTTCCTGAAGGTTTTTCTGTAATTACTAAAGAGGGAAAATCTACAAATCCTAAATATGAATTTCCATCCTTATCAGTGCTAACTTCGAGTTTACCAGTATTTACTGCTAATTGCATAGTATCTACACTTAATTCTAAAGGTGTAATTTCATAAAATTTACCAATATCTTTAAATTTTTTATCATCATTATATTCTATGCTAATACTTTGATTAGTAGGAGCATATACTTTGAATACTTCAGTAGGATTTATTTCATTATCAACTTCATCTTTTTTTAAATATAATATTGAATCAGTTTCTTTATATGCTGGATTTGTTTGAGCATAAGAATATTCAAATTTTCTAAAATGTTTACTAATATAATCCTTAACTTCTTTTAATTTACTAAATTCATATAACTCCATTATTTTTTTTTCAAAAGGTGTATTAAATTTAAACATTAAAGGTTTTTTTAGTGAGTGGGGTGGTTGGAGTGATTTGGGTGTTTGGGATGGTGATAAACGAGCACCACCACTCATTAATTTCTTACTATATTTAACTTTTTTATTCTTTACCTTACGACTATATTTTCTCACATTACTTTTTTTTTTAATCATTACTTTTGTTTTCATTTTAAATTTATATGAATTATACTATACTCTATATTATATAAATATTTAATAAAATTATAAAAAACTTAAAAAAATATAAAAATCTATAATGTATTCTCTATAAACATTTTCATCTTCTCTTCATAAAAATGTTTGTCATCCAGAAACATTTGTCTTCCATTTTTACCCCATTTTCTCAATTCTGTTTTATGTTTAATACACCATATAATACTATCACGTAATTCATCACTATCTGGATAGGCTTCACTAAAATTAAATTTAGTTTCCTTGTAATTTTGTTTTATAAATTTATTTTTTTTCTTTAAAACAATACCATTACCACCACTAGAACTCTTATCATCTTTATCCTTTACTAATTCATTCATGGGTGGATTATCTAATGTAATAATAAATTTTTTCATATATCTGGCTTCATTAATATAATGACCGTAACCTTCTTTATTGCTAATACAAATGGCAACATTTGCTTTGGTAATACTATCAATATAATGAGATAATGGATTGATAGGTTTGAAATAAATGGTCATATTTTTATAAGTAGCACTATTGGTTTTATGATTCATATTAACATCAGGGTCTTTTTCAAAATTATACTTATAAAATCTTATTAATGTTTTATTAAACCAAGTTAAACAATGTTCATAACACGTAATGACTAATTTTATATCTGGGTCAATATCTAAAAATCCCTTATTCTTTATCCAACAATGAACTAAATCAGGTGTATTTTTAAATCCTGATTTACCTGCTAAATGTATAAATAAATTAGGGTCTATTATATCTGTAGTATTATTATTATTATGATTATCTTTATCAACAATTTCTTTAATTTTATCATTAATAACTGATGTAAATTTAGTATAAATTGTTTGATATTTGTATATATTATTTCTATACTTTTCCTTTTTAATAAAATTAAAGAATTTATAACATATTTCTGTTTTACATAATACATAATTAATACTTTTTAATTCTTCATATCTATCATATGTATATACTTTACCGTATTTATCTTTCTTGCCTTGTTTTTCATTATCTTTTTTTGTATCTATAAAAAGTTCATTATTAGGCATAAAAAGATTAGTTTTAGAAGGGAACTTTTTTTTACAATGAAAAGGTAATTGTTCTAAGAATAAATTAACATCATAATAGGGTTCATTTTTGCCTTTGTTTGTATGATGTATAGATTCTATTAATTTAAACTCGACTTTATAACCTTGTTTAAGAAATTCATTTTTATAAATAATAGCATCATTTTCTAAACTAGGTGAATGTTCGAATATAATACGTAATGTTTTTGGTTTAGTTGTAAAACTATTAT